GGACAAGTGATCTCTATATACATTCAAGAAATCATCTAACATAAAGTTGTGATCTGGAAAAAATTTCTCAAAGGCGAAACGCCTAAGATACAAAAAAAACAGAAAAACAAGTTTAGTTAGAAGGTGCAAAGCACAATTCTTAGGCATCAGCCCACCTGACGATCACCATCAGGATTTAGAAGGGTTCCGTAGTGGAAGGAGTTGGTTCTCCAACCATACGGTAAACGGGGGGGACACTCTGAAAATACATCAGAGAAAAGTCTTCCCCCCCTGAGACAAAGGCCGTGACATAAGCCACTTTATCTCCTAAATTGTCGTTGCTAACCAAAATTAGTTCATGGCCAGAACGATTTTCAAGCACCGATTTTCGGGTGAACAATTTAGCGGGTTGAAATCTATCAGCTGTATGGAATGGAAGTTCGATTTCAACAGTGGGGTTGCGAGCAACTACGGTAGTCGCAGTACCGGCGAGAGTGGAACTAGGCACGCTCTTTAGGCAGGCAAAGGCTATCCGATTATAACTAGAGCCAGACCCAAATGTATTTGAGGCTACCAGATTACTGTCATAAGCCTTAGGAGTCGCGAGACGCGCGACGGACAACATATTGTTGTTAGAAGTGGAATCACCTGTATTGCAGTAAGTGTATTTCCAACGAATACCACCTCTTCTGCACAAGAAAAGAGGTGTAAACCAATTCATGTGTGTCATCCTGCAATAAGTATACGGCGTGGGGTCGACTGGAGTAGTAACATTATGAATGCCCTCTCCATAACCACGGTAGAAGGGAAAATCGGGCAGGTAGTATTGACGTACATCTGTAAAATTACCTGCATTCCTAATACTATGAGTGCCCCAAAAATCATACCGTTTAACTAATTGCCTTATGGACGTGATGGGGTCACCAAAATAGACATCATAGGTATGGTCCGTACCTAGCTGGGGTGCCATGACTGCATCACTATCTTGCCTCACGGGTGTAGATTCACTAGTAGTTCCATCCGCATCAGCACTCTCTACAGCACTCTGTGGTTCAACCTCAGATTGTGGGAGGAAATAAGTTAGCTCACCTAATTGGGTTCCATCTGGATTCACAAGTTCAAAATCCTCTCCTGCACACACGCTCACATAGATGACGGCGGTTTGACCGTCTTCGCTCGCTGTCAGTTGGGTGACGGGGGTAACAGTAATGATACCGGAACACGTTGCTTGCTGAGTAGCAATTGCAGTTGTTGTGGAATATTGAGATACAGCTGGATCAGCAGTTCCGACCTCTAGGAAAGTTCTCGGATTAACCCAGCCACACGTTACCACTAAGTCTCTTTGCTCAGCTAAATCCAATATGTAGGAGTATTGAGTATTATATTGATTATCAGCAGCAATGAGGGGATCATACGTTATACGCAAACGCCCTTTCATAAAAGCACTTGCTGCAACCTGGAATCGGAATTTGATACTCCCCCTCCAATGCTTAAAAGGCATGGAGACATGGCACATAGGGGTCATATACATCCTACTAAAGGCAGCTTGTGTGTCGTACAATACGGGTGCCACTCTACTTGAAAACAAATGGCTATCTACAGCATCAGAGGTTGCCCAATTAAATTGGGTATAATAGGACTCTTTTTGAGCCAGATGTTTAAGAGACATTTCATCGGGGGCAGATACGCCCACAGTCCTGGGATCAATAGATAACTCTTGCTTGACATCGAGCGTCAGTTTATTTGAGGTATCGGTGACATTGGTGTTAGCCAAATTCCCCATATACGCAGGTTTATACGTGGAGATGCCACTATCGTCTACTGGACGTGACATCCCAAAAGCTTTAGCCACGCGCGATACAGCACCGGCCGCCACACTTGTCGCTTTCGCATATGGAGAAATACCAGGTACTCCTTCTAAAGCACCAGAAACTTTGGCAACGGTATTAGCAGGACCAGAAATTGGACCAGACCCCGAATATTCATCGCCAGCTTGTGGCACAATGCCGACTGGATCTACGGACGTGGGTATGGACAATTTTACATCTTCGGCCCAGGCTAGGACAGTGATAGTTAAATCATTTCCCAAACCATTGCCGTGTCTCAAATTACTCATTGAGTTTACAACCATTTCGCCCATTTCTGACCAATCAGCGGAAGGGATTGACATGGCATTCTTAAAATAAACATACGGCAGACACATATCTCCTCCTTGAGACTTAGTAGAATCAAGGTAGAGATGCATCCGTTGTGAAGCTTCAATCAAAGATTCAGGGACCACCACCGTAGCAAGTGGACCATCATCATAATCATAAAGGGGATAATATGCTGCCATTGCCTTACCCCAGAAGAATCCGTTGCCATTTATTAGAAAGCGTACACACAGGCGAGCACGCAATAAATTAAAATTAGACAACCGATTTATCACTCGAGATTGGGTAAAATATAAATCCCATGGATTGAATTGCTGCAAGAGACTGCCATCTTGGCCCCATGAAAACGTGGCTATCCGTATAGGACGGCTGAAAAAATCGGCAAGAGAAGCGTCGTCTTTGTATGCCACGTCGTAGGAAGAATCTAAAACATTGGGGACGGCAGTTTTCCACTGCCCTTCCATATCCGTCAATGTTATATTTTGCTGGTCTAAATGACCAGACTCTTTTGTTACATTTGTAGTGAGTTACTATGTACAGTGAACGACTTAACTCAGAGTCGAACCCGGTTTACATACAATGTGCGGGCCACACTTTATTAAATAATAAACATTTACCCATTCCCTCAAAGCCTAACCTTATATACAGTATGCATTATATTACAGTCGGTAACCAGTGGGGGAATCCCATTTTGGTTTTACAAGCACGGGTGCGCTTGGAGGGACACTTTTAACGTCATTTCCGAGACGGAGCCTAACAGAATCCTATACTATAAAATCGACGACTAGTACGGCGTAAAGTATAAAAAATATGGAAAACACATTCATGTATAAATACACTATGTACAAATTTGGAAATCCATACAAGAAAACTTTCCGAGCTCTGTAAAACCATTTCGAGTGTTCACCTAGTGGATAAAAATAAGGATGATTATATATTATATTGCAAAAGGGTACGGCAAATAATCTCCACACGAAATCATATGTACACGTTTGAGTATAAAAGTACTCCCACGCCAGGCTTGCAATGGCTTGCGCCACGGCCACTAGAAATATAACCTTATAAAAGCGTTTTGGGAGAGTGGGTATTTTATAAAACCTATAAGCCCAAGCTTCCCAGGGCTCAAAGGACACTCCGTGATAGGCAATCAAAACACAGCCCATATGACACCGACACCAAAATTTAGGAGTGCCCCATCGCTTGAAAGTGTATGTGATCCAAAATTGCTGCAATGCCTCCAATTTATTTTCGGGCATCATAGGGTTATCCCATAAGTAGTTAAAATCCGACTCATCTAAATCATCAAAAATAATGGCTCTACGCTCCCATGAGAAGGCAAGATGTGGTCTAAATCCCAGATTGGGAAATATCATACCATCGACTTGAGTTCGAGTTTTACCTATAGCTTTCATGAGAATGAGGAAAGCATTCAGATTTACATAACTCGCGGTATATGCTTGATCTTCCATGCCTGGTAGTGGAGCCAACTCGGGTTGATATAATGGATTACGTTCCACAGTAGATCTATCGTATTTGTCTTTCCATTTATCTAATTGATCATCGAAAGATAAAAGATACTCGCGGCAGAAAGTTTCATAATTGTGTTCCTTGACTATATGGGTGATCTGTTCTCGCCTTTTCTCATAAACTTCTCTCCCATAATTAAAATATTCGCGCAAAGCATTGTCTAATCCATTGCAACTCTGCTCTTCGCGCGATTCTGCTTTAGACTCGAGTGCAGTGTGCAAACTCTTGGCAATAGACTTCTCAGACAAGGCACCCAGATACAACGAAAGCTCAGGTATCCATACATCCTTCCTTTTCAGAAAATCACACTCACTCGTGTGCATGTATTTTGTAGGGGTTGACGTCTTATCAGGCATTGTGAAGACCATTCCATATTTTGCTAAATATTCAGACAAAGAAATGTGATTAAATGCGTCACGATCGGATCGCACAGAAGATTTCGCATCATCACCATACACTACCAGAGCACAATAAGACCTGAAATCCTCGTCTCTTCCGAGTATATCACAAGCACCACATCTAAACAAGAGAGAATTGACGATAGAATTGATATAAACCGTCAGGTTGTGGCCAGATGGGTTGGATCCGGTGTGTAATACTAAATCTCCATTGTAAGCGGTCAAAGAGTAAGCAACTTCCGTGGCAATATTGGCCATCATATCAAGGTCCTCTTGCGAGTAATTGCAAATACGTGCAATCTCAATATACACGCCAAAAGCTGCCAAAATCAATTGGGCAGACATACGCAAATCGTACTTCGAATAATCTCCAGCTAATATAGTATCCTCTCCGAATGTGTTAATAATAGAACGCAATGCATTCCATTCCTTGCCATAGGGATTGACTCCAACAGCACATTCAGAAGCTTTCATCAACAAAGACAACAACCTACTGGGCGGTAGCAAATACTCTCTGATCAACATCTGCAACACGAAAGGCGCAGCTTGGAAGACTCTGACTTTATCACTCCCTATTTCTGTAGGCTCATCTTTCAAGCATGCTTTAAAACAGAAAAACACTCTCTCACCGCGTTTTAAAACCTCCTTACATCTCCAGTAATCCTCCACAAAATCCTGCTGTATCCCTAAAGGTGCAGAATGATCGGGATGGTCTTCAGGGTCCAAGTCAAACATTATATTACTCTTGGGTCCAGAAAAGGGAGCGCCTATAGATGTACTTTGCACCATCCGGTCAATGAAGCGCACACCATCTTTACCAGAGGCGATCTCAACAATGTTTAGGGGGATCACTTTCTTCAATTCTTCTGGAAATTGCATTAACTGCGGAATCAATCCATTCTTTCCATCTCCCCATAAATAGTCAGTAACGGCCCACTCCAATTGATGTGGCGGTACTCCTTCAGATGGATGAGATGAGTGTTCTAAAGACTTCGCATAAGCATCACCGTGATGAAAGGCAGGTTTCCCATGTTGGCATGGTAACTCCATATATTTTTCAACGCTTTCAGATATTGGGAGTTTGCCCACCGTAGAATAAGCCTTAGAACGTCCCGGAGCAGAACCAAAGCATTTAATCAAGACACCTCCTGATAGCTTATGCAGTGGACTTTTGGGATGTATAGTAGTACTTTCTAGGATAGGTTTTCCCATAACTTTTGGATTAAGATCTCCTTCACTTGCGGACAAAACGACCGAATTGTGTGATTTCAATTGTGCAAGGGCTGTATGAAACACATCCCAGCGTAGCTCACCTGCTCTACCACGCGGCGTACCAGAGACTCCACCCAAATGAAAGCCTAATATAACAGGTTTGGGTGTTCGAGAGATCAAGGGGGCCATACACATTCCAACTTCGGTTTTGATGCCCAGCATGTAATCATGCCCTCGGAAACTCGCGGAGCTATTTCCTGTGTCGCCGTATGTGGAGGCTCCCGAACTGCGGTGAACCTCACCTTCACGATCACGATACAGAAAGTTGAAATGAGAATCGCGGGTATCTCCTCGTGGCAAATGGTCTGTCACATCCTTCCACGAACCAGCATTCGGAACATATACTAACGTAAAATCAGAATCTGGAATAGCAACGCACATCTTGGGAGAAAAGTGCGAAATTACGACATTACCTGGCAACTTGTATGAATATCGGATAATCTCTAATTTTGCCTCTGACGCGGGTACTGCGTGTGTGGGTATGATCATGACATTCGAACAAGGGAAAAACCCATTGGTACGAATATTTTTATCTTTACAGCGAATGACTACATGACTGGTATTTGTTTCACAAATGTCTGTAAGTTGTTCCGGCGTTCTATTAACCGCTTTTCCAGAACACGGCATGGGATGAGGTGTAAAATTTCCATAACCTTTCCTCCGCGCGTGCTCTACGTTGGCATTCTTCTTATCTCGGAATAAAAATTCACTCACAGTCGAGGGAGACAGCAATCCATGATCTTCTATTTTGGAACTCCTCCATCTCTTCGCTATACCATAAATACACATCAATACTGAGCCACCCACAAGCAGCTCTTTATGGTAAGTTCGGATTTGAGTAGAAATGCTTTTGAACGCTCCTTCCTGCGTGGTAAGATGAAAGTATATCTGTTGTTTCTCTAATTCTATATACACACCATACATAAAAATACAAAAAAGAAATAACGGAAATACTGTAACATATCTCCACAAATTGAAAATATAGCCATACAATTGCAAGACCAGTGCAACATATGCAATAATACGAGTAAGTGCTTGACCGCGCTGAATATTTAGCTCTGGACGATAACACCCGAAGTCACAACAACTTTTAACAAAATTTGACGTCATAACGGAGTGTGGTATCAGTGAAGTCCAAATCAGATACGCACTGTCCAACTCCTCACGCCTTTTAAACAATTTAGGGGTATACAGCGCATTCCAAACATTGCACGGAAACACAGTACTACAGATAGATGTGAAACAAGATTTCAGGAACATACCTATTACAGTACGCCATACAACGTCTGTGAATTCAGATTGATCTTCATACTCACGATCGCAACAACAAGGTTTCAAAGTACAGGTTTTACATACGCCATTTTCAAAAACAAGTTTATCATCTAAGCTAGTTCTGCACTCACACACACACGCCTCTGTCATTGCTTTGCAGCGAGGACACAATGTGACCTGTGCGTCAAAATCATTGGCACTATCAACAAGCTGCTTTTGATTACGGAAATGCTTGCGCGATCTGACAGTCAGACATCGCAGAGCCTCAAATATATCCACATTTTCCATATCTTTCCCATCGTGTATGATAGTTTCATATGCGACAATGGCCGGTGCTCCTTCCACAACGTTATCAATACCATACGAGTATTGCAGAGTCAATTCCCACAAGTCTGGAACCAGCGGAACGTTACCATTATAATGGGCAAAAACCTTATCTTCATCTAGGAAAGTACCAATACGAAACTCTTTCTTCACTCTAGCGGTAATAATGACTTTTTCTCTACGAGTTATGGAAACAGGTTCATTGGAGTAAACCGAAGCTCCATTATCTTTAACATTTTTAGTGGTAACCAACATCTTAGGTTCAATCGCAATTTTACCCTTCATATTAGCTTCCGCCATTTCTGCATAAGACTTAACATTATTCACTATCTGGATGATTCTCTCTGTAGGCGCTTTCTCTACAAAATCAGCCTTCGTATTACCAATATCATCGATAAATACACCGTTTATATAAGAGCGCCAATTAGACATAAACTTATCAGAGTCATTCAAATAACACAACCTATCATCTTCATGATTAAATCCATTACCTGAAAGGAGAGATTTCATAATAATCAAGGCCAAGGAAGATTTACCAACACTTGATCCACCATACACGCCTACGCAATACGGAGATTCTCTCAAACCTCCGGATATACGGGACTGCATAAATTCGACCTTAATACTCATAATTTTCTCCTTTTTTGCACCAAGCAATTTCTTCACGAAAGGATTTTTTACAATTAACAACTGGGTATTTATTGCGGAAGCGGCTGTGCACAGCATAGCATCATAATCATTTTCGGTCATGTTGCAATACTTTTCCAAATTTCCATTCCTAGCGTAATCTTGATAAGCCTCACATTTTAAAATAAGATCTTCAAGTTCGGCAATGTCATAATTACCCCGTAATATCGGTCTCATGCTTTTTTCCTCAAAACATCTCCAGCCGCCTTCTACAAAATATACAACGGTATCAAAGACTGCATCTAATAATTCAGGCGCGGTAGCGTGCCTTTTCAATGCTGCAATGGAAAAAAGTTTCACTCCAGAAACAGAAAAATTTAGTTTATCCGAATCACACAAACCTAGTGCAACGCACAGGGAAAGAATTCTCGAAAGATTCTCGAAACCTTCATTCTGCGTGACGAGCTTCCAATTATCTTTACTGTTTTTGAGAACTTCAAGCCATTTGGGCGCGGGAGTGCCTGCTTGGTCTACAACTTCGTCTTCTGCAAGAAGAGCTTCAACCATGGCAAGCGTGGTATTGGACAGACCTTCATCTAAACAAGCATTTATAAATGTAGCTATAGTAAAATAAACTTGTTCAGTGGTGGTACAAATCATGATGTGCGACGCAGCTAAAACAAAAGCATCTACGCGTCTCCATGGCACACTCTTAAAATCAAAGTCTACCACAGTTTGGGCGAACAAAGAACGAGCGGTAGTATACGACTCGAGTGCACTTTGAGGTTCAAGCCCTCTTTTATGCGCTAATCGTTTCACACGCTTACGCTCATCCTTCGTAGGGATGTATTCTTTTTGTTCTCGGCTAGTTTCCGCAGGGAATACAGAAGACATACAAGAATACAAAATTTTCAACAGATAATAAAAAACAACATAAAACAATAAAAAGAGTACACAGATTCCGTACACTGGAAAAAGTGAGAAGTGTGCGGATATAGAAATAAACAATATAAACATATAAAATATACAATATTGGAGTGACACAGTGGGATCCTCAACGAGAAATATGCCACTGTGGTCTTCCATTTCTTTCATACGAGCCAAAATCTGAACGACTTCGGCCTCCTTGCGCTTCCGTTTAATTCTATCCGCAGCCGCACGCAGCTGGGGTAGATCGGGTTTAAGGTAACGCAAAGGGTCACTCAAGTGCACAATGTGAGCATGTCTTATATAAAGACGAGCCTTTGTGAGTTCTCCTTGTTGGATACACTCGTCAGCTCGACGTAAATCTTCTTGTGCAGAAGAAATGACTTTCCCGAAGTAGGTGGCCATACTTACACGATTATATTTACAAGTATGGTCAACTTCAGGATTTTGACACAATTCACACATATGAGTGATGCCAGTATCCCAAGAATATCTAGGTTTCTTGGATGGCGGGGTTGGTTTTACTTCTGGTTCAGCAGAAGGTTTAGAATCGCTCTCAGAAGCGATCGAATTATCGTTTAATAAGGTCTGACAGGTGTTTGGGTTAGTAATAGTTGACTATACGGGCCAGGGGGAGAAAATCAATCTTCCTAGTCCGGGTCGGCAAAAAATATTTCTTCGAAACGGTGAATCTCAAGTCTTTGATTCACTCAACAAACCGCATCTCCAAATACTTACAATTGCCACATGTAAGTACACTTTTACATTAAAGAGCTCTATTCAGAGCCACGGAACATACAAAGCATGTATATCCGTGAATATAAAAGCAATGGAGACTATATCGTCGATGTGTATTCGGTTTTCATTTGGGTCTAAATTAGTTAAGGTGCTCCATACCACCATCAAGTACACACCGTGTGTCACCACGATGTACTACCCCCATTTGAGGATAGAAGTTTACCAAATTAATCACGCGAATATTTATCAACAAAAAACGCGGGTTCTGCTCTTGCAAGCATATGTCATACAATTCCATATATGATAATGGGAAGGTTCCTGTGCCTTCTCACAGCTATATATTAGGTCCGTAATATATAGACTCGATCCATTTTTTAGTAATGGCATCGCCACTGCTTATTTCGAATTATCGCGGCCTAAGCTCACCGCTAAAATAAACGCCTTGATTAGGCATAGTTCTACATAGAAATTTATTCTGGTAATGTTGATCAGTAACACCAGAAATGTTCCTCACTTGAAAATGAGACATGGATTCAATTTTGAAATACCATACTATTCAAAAAGGGTACCATCGTTGTGATATTTAACATACACAAATTTTTTACTTTAAAAGTTTATAGTCTTTATGGACTGTAACAAAGTTTAGAGTCATTTAGGACTGTAAAAGTGACAAGGTATTTAAGTCACACAACATAAACATATATAGGTGAGATCTGTATAAAAAAGCTGATCTCAATGCACTATTTCGTCAGGTCGACAGATGAGAAAGGTAAATTTGTATATGAGCCAGAAGGCTCATATAAAATTTAACTTAAACATATCCAAAAGGATAAGTCGACAACTAAGTCAATACTCCGCACGGGAAAGGCCAGTGCGG